CTTCTAACTGCAGCGCCCTTTCGAGGGCTTGGGTTTGATTTACCCTTGTTCAGTATTGGGAGTATTTGACATTCTAGGTTTTTCTAAGTTTGTTTAATTATTTCCAATATTAATAAATCAGACGCAATTTCCAAGTAAAAGTCCGTAGCACAAAAAGGCGCGTACACGATACCCATAATCATGGAAAAGGCGTACTGGATGGAGTATAACATAATCGTTTCAGATCTCGCATTACACATTTCGAATGTGTCTATAAAAATAAAATGCCTCGAATTGTTTCAATTCCCGCTGGTAATTCCCCAACAGTGTGTATTTGTCCAGGATGCCGGGAACCCGTGGGATACCTGGTAGATGAACAAAAATGGGATGAATTCTGTCACGATCATCGACAATGTTATAAAGATACGTTGCAGCGTCAATATGAGGAACGAAAAACACGAAAGCAAAAGAAAGAACGACAAAAGGCCCGCAAATATCGACGCCTCCAAGAAGAGTATATTAAATTAAAGAAACAACAAATGCAGCGCCATCCGCGTCCACAACGGGATCAGGGGCCTCAGCGGTAGCTGTTTTGTTGACGAAACCATTGCGACCGAAGATAGGCTGGTGAGTAAGCAGACATTGGACGCAGGCCACCGAGAGCCGGATAACGCGGCTGAGGGGCGTGAACAATAGGTTTCATGGGAGGTTGAACCCATTGTGGTAGTGGGCACGCGGTTTCAGGGTTGTATCGCGTAAAAGTGACCTTGGGGTCTTCGTATGTTAAAGTTTCAAAAGGAGCGCTCATAAGTTTTGTTTTAGGACTTCCAAAAGTTTTACAACTTCGAGACCTTCTTCACCAGTGGTGTATGGCTCGGCTGGATCCAAGAAAGCTTGGATTTCATTTTGAAGCGGTGAGGTACACTCTTCGGGGGGTTCCCCGAAATGTTGGTACCCAGTCGATCGATGTTGAATCAATAATTTTTCAGAGGTGTCACTCTTGGTGTCATCAAAGAGTAACATGAAATTCGGGGTCACTAAAGTGTAGGAAGCCTTCTTTTGGACAAAAGTCCTAGACCAGGTCATGAACGCTTGTTGTTCACTGGAAAATACAAAATGAGCGGTCACATGAGTCTGAGGACAGCCTTGAATATGTACTCCAACTTCTTGACCACTGAGAAGACGCCGCATAATAGACAGATCATGAGGAGCTAGGTCAAAAAGTAGATCACCTGGATGTCGTTGATTATTGGGGATTACCTTGCCCCTTTCAGAAATGAATTGCAAAATCGGTTCACCCGGATTTTGCCTTAACCACTCCAGAACCTTCAAGAAGGAACCGTGGTAATTCATAATATGCCCCACGAAGAGCCGCACACCTTGAGCTTGCGCCAATTTAACTAACTCTTCGGCAAGTTTACTATCTGTACAAAATGGTTTTTCAACCCAGACGTGCTTTTTAGCTTCCAGGGCTGCTCTGGCCACCCCATAATGTGTACCAATAGGAGTAGCCACATAGACAGCGTCACAGAGATCCAATAGCTCATGTAAGTCTGTAGTGAACCTGAGCCCAGGTCGTTGATATGTGGGCCACACCTTGGTATCAAGTTCACACACGGCCACTAACCTAGCTCCCAGTTCTCGGTAAAGATTTTTACCCCAATGTCCCAAACCAACAAGACCACACCTCATTTTGACAAATACGCCAGGACTTTTTCTGTTCCTTGTAAAACAAACGAAAACCATGGATGCAACTGGCGGATTTTTTCTTGGACTGTTCATTGCTGTTATTATCTACCTCGGACTATTTGCCTTGGCCGCTGGCCTTCAAGGCTGTGACTATGGAGATAAACTGAATCCCTTCGATGATGCATGTAAAGGTTCTGGAGAGGCGGGGGATTGGACCGGAGAACAGCAAGAGTTGCTCGAGCGATTGGTAGCTCAATTGATTGTAGATCAATATGCATGTAACCCCGAAAAAGCGGCCCAATTAGCTGCAGATGATTTAGAAGACCTCTACGATTTCTACGACTTGGTAGAATTATTGCTTGGTGACGAAACTGTAGAAAATCAAGCCGAACTTGCCCGCATTCGTGGAATCATTGAAGCTGCTTGTGCTGAACAATTGGCTGAGGAAACCAATGCTTAATATGTAAAAAAGAGATATGAACACTCGTAAAGTTGCGCATGTGCTGGCCATGATATCGGTGGCCATTGAACGCATAGCCACGGTATCTCTGGCAGTTCTGCTGTACCGCTTACATAACCGCATGTCACAAACTCAATCCCTGGGCTTTATGAATGAATGGGTACACAAGGAAAAGAAGTGGACGTTCGCAGCCATTGTACTTCTCGTACTTGCGTTCATAGGCACTCTAGTTTCCGAAATTCTTTTGTGGATTCAAGAAGACGACGATGTTTGAGATTACATTTTTACTCACAATAATAGACCTTCTGGCAATTCACCTGTCAGACAACTTGGTTCCTCAGAAGTTTCAAGATTCAGTGGAGTTTTGGCACACCACAAAGATCCCATGGAATCCCCTGATGGTGGTAAATATGCTGGGAAGTAACTTGTTATTCGAATGGTCTTGTTGGGCCGGACATTATGATGAGGCTCACAGCAGTTGGTGGCAACTGGCCTTGTGCTTTCCAGTGACCAGTGTGCTCTTCTATTATGTGCACCGACTGCTCCACCATCCACGACTATATGCAATCGTACATCACGTGCACCATGAGTTCGAAAATCCCCAAGCCAAGGTTGTGTATCATGCGCACCCGGTGGAACAATTGTGTCTCAATATTTTACCGGTTTACTTACCTATGGTGCTGTTTCGTTTGTGTCAAAGCGATGCTGCAGTTTATGTGATTGTGGCTCACTTCAGCGGATTCCTGGCCCATACCAATTGGTATGATAGGAGCAGTTTGGGAACGTTTTTCAATGACTATCACTTGCAGCACCATAAACTACGTGTCGTGAATTATGGGCTTTCAGATGGAGTACTTGACGAATGGCATGCTACCATGATTCGAAATTTTAAATAAAAAAAAACCTAGTTTCTCAACCTTCTTTGTAAACTCTTTTGCTTGTAAAAAGATGATTTTATTAATTCTGACGGCTGTTGCATTCTTAGTCATTGTGGTTTCGTCCATATATAACCGCAGTCAGACTCATGGTTTGGACAGGGAAGTGAAACAAATACACAATGCTCGAATGCGCGAAACTGGCTCCAAAATATTAGCAGTGGTACCGAATTTGAGCCCACTTCAATTAGAACAGCTGCGGTCTCAAGCATATGTTCCACAACGTATCATCTTTTTGACACATCAAAGACAACCCGCATCCAACCATAAACATATTAGGGTACATAACGTAACCAATTGGGGTGGTACCAGTACCGCAATTTACCAGCTGCTTTCTCAAGGTTATAAGGGTGAATCGTACATCTGTATTTTAAGTGAGGATTTCGTCCCTTTCCTCAACTGGGATGTTATCCTGGAACGTTCTTTGCTTCAAGGACGTGCCCATCTGGTGACACAATTTTGTGGGTCCGACAAGTCGCGGCAAGAAGCCACATTTCCATGCTTGGATTCACGAACTTCACCAGATACCGCCATTCCTCAATTCATTCCTCGTTATTATGTTTCTTCGGGTTTTCTCCACGACTCCCCTTCCTTGACAACATCATGTTTATTCGGGAGCGCAGGAACCATGAAGATCCTTCTGCAATTTCCGGTACCTTGGGTTTCAGAAGATGAACAAAGTTTTATTATAATGAACTTGGCACATTATGCTTCCTTGAGAATCGTTTGCCCTTATCGGAGTGTCGGATGGAGGCGTGGAAATCTCCCAAACTCTGGACCTTCCCAGAAACGCGACACATCCTTGCGTGATCAAGTACTTAAGATATTAACACAACCTTTGAGTTATTATGGAGAAGGCAAAGAGTTTCCTCGAATCATTGAGTATATGGAATCCTTGAGATCCACTCGGCCCCAACAACCTTATCTACAATGGTTGGGATACTCTTCAGACAAAAAAACCCTTAAAGGATGCTGGTTGTTGGGTGTTCCAGAGTTACCGTCCGCGCAGGAATTACAACACAAATATGGGTCGGTGCGCAAGTTTAGAGAGTTGCGAGGGCGTTACTGTTACGACTAATAATACGAGTTTTCTTCGTCGTTTTAGTTGTTTTGTTTATACGATCGCAAAAACCGCTCTATTGCCTGCTCTATTTCTTCCTCTCGCTTTTCTGCGACACTTTGGCGCTTCTGTCGGCGACCCGCAGCAGGTGTTTTTGCTCTACGGGGTTGGGTAACCACGACTGGTGGTGGGAAAAATGATGGACGCACAGCACCACCCTTAGGAATAAACCGTTTCCATTCTTCCGCCTGATCTTCTGTTAAGTCGGTTCCCCAGGCTTGTGATTGCAAAGACTCTAAGTCTCGAGAACCCTGGAGGAGTTTGCAAGTTTCCAAGTACGGCCAAACCTTTGCCATAACTTCAGCTGTTACTGGTTCAATAGACTGTAAACTAAAGTAGCGCTGACCGTATTTGCGAAATCTTCCCACAGTCAAGTCCCTGTCGATACCAGATAAATTTTCAATACGTTCAGGATTAATAGTAACAAAACATTTGGCCAAATCTCTACCATATGCTTGTAGCACACGCAAAGCTTTTGTTTCAAAAGCAGCGCCGTCACGGATACGCTTAAATAACTTGAAGACCTGCTTAAAGGAACCCTTTTGGCGCTCAGCCAAGAATAGACTGGTGTAAAGATTGGAAGGCCTAAATTGACTACCATCAAAGTGGTACGCTTTACACATGCTCTTGCACAGCCTTCGACCCATACGCATCCATTCATCGGCCAGTTTTTGAATAAACAAGCATATGATGGATCTTAGGGGCTCAGAGGATGCATACAGTTCTGGATGCGGACAAAAATACTCAAATAAAGGATTGGGATTCAAGGAATTAATGTAAAGCACAGTATTTACATAGTAACCGTCAATGATAATGTATATGTAGATAATGTAATTTTGACTGTTGTCGTAATTCGGTATACCATTCATGAATTGTTGGTAAGCCTTCATAAACGACATTTGATTTAAGTTAAATCCTATATGGCCCAGCCAAGTAGCTAATGCAGCTTGAGATGTGGTATGCTTCGGGACCACATCGGTCACAAACTGACCCATATATTTGAGAAACCATAAACTATCTGGTCCTTGAAGTTTCCGTTCAAAATATTGAGCCACATCTCGGGTTGGAGGGTCAACGTACATCCATCTCCAATCCATTGTGTTACAGTTATTTTGTTTTTTATTGTCCATTATATTGTTCGAGACGTTGGACTTCCAGCTGAAGGTCAATGCGATTCACATGGGCCAAGAACATCCGTCGACAGCAAATTCGTTTCATCCCAAGACGATTCAGAGCGTTCTTTTTGGTTTCGCCAGATCGAAGCATTTTCAGGTATGATTTGTAATAAGCACCAACGACCTTACTGCAACCAAAGCAACGTATGGGGAACATCAGCACAAGCAAGGGGATCAAGGAGACCAAGCGGGGCAGGGATTCGCAAAATGTGAACTTGGAACAATTGGAAATTCTTTTGCACGCCCAAAGCCTGCAACTGAGAGAAATACGGAGTGAACTTCAGAAGGTCAGGGCGCGGATGGAATTCCAGGAGGAGTCCCCAATAAAAACTGACACTGACTGGAATTTACTGGAAACTCCGGAAAGTCCGGGATTTCGAAAGGTCCAACAATAAAGGTTTTTCCCTCCGCACTTTTTTGTCCAACATGTTTAATTCAACATACAAGTCTCCGATGGAACGCACTCTGGTTACTCGTTTGTCTCTCAAGGCTGAACGGGAACGGAAACGAGGCATTGCGCAGACTAAGGCCTGTCTTTTGCGTCTGGCCAAAAACCCTCCCAAACGCAGATCAAAGGAACTGAAGTCGCAAAACTTTCGATCCAACCCGATTGATATCATGGAAAGCATTATCCGCAAGTGTGCGACGGTAATTCATCGTTTGGATCACAAATGTGGTGATTGCAAGACCAAGTTTGTGAAGATGGGGCTGCATCACGTGGAGGTTCCCGAGGAAGTGTACAACAACATGGTCAAAGTTCCTTTGGTGGCCGACTTTACCAGGATCAACGATGAAGGTCAAGGTTGCTTGAGATGCTCGGTTCGCCATCGGACCAACAACGCTATGGGTCGACGATGGGGAGCTGTGGTCGAGAATTCTAAACGGTGGGTGGAAGTTGGTGTCCTCAACAACGAAATCCGCAGCTTGAAGAGCCAATTGCACAAAGCTGTCAATGCTCCTCGTGATGCACCCATGGCGGTTCAACGTTACCGTGAGCGGTCTGATGGAAAGCGTTGGAAAGATTTGGACTCAAAGTTGCCCAACCAGTATCAAAAGATTGTCAACATTGTTCAGGGGTGGCAGCGCCAAACTAATCCTGCGATCAAAGGTTTATTGACTGTGGATGCCCCATCCATTCCTCCGATGTTCACCGACTACACGAACATTGATTATCGCGTCATGAACCTTGAACGCAGCTTGGAAAATACCCAAAGTCGCCTTGAATGTACCAAGCAGCAGAATCGCAACTTGACCAACGAAGTGGAGCGCCTTCGCAAAATGGTTATGGAATCTGAGCTCAAATGGAAGACCGCCGAGTTCGAGCGTGATCTTGCCAATTCTGCAATGGCGGAAATGCAACAGTGCATGAAGGATTCTTTGGTCTTCCAGCAAATAATCAATGTGCTCTTGGATGATTGCAATAATCCTCTGGCGGAATCCCTATGTCGCTACAGCTTCCGCCATGGCCAGAAGATTGTTGACACCGCCGCACTCCGCACTGAGCTCAAACACGCCTATGAACTTTTGGGGTTTTACCAAGACCAGATTAAGCTGCGACACACCCCTTTGGTGATGATCCAACGCTGCTGGGAAACTCGAGCTAGTTCGACCGCGGCTCCACCTGTTTCTGCGGTTTCTGCGGCTCCTGCACCTTCTTCACCAATCGAGTCTTCCGAGCCTGTTCAAATGATGGATTTATCGGATAAACCTCCCGTGGCTCCACCGGTTACCGAATCTCCCAATCCTATTGGAATGGTGGATTCACCGGATGGGACTCCGGAGCCTCCATCAACAGCACCAATTCAACATATCGCTGAACATGCCGTAATCCCCTCGCCTCCTAAACCTGTCATCGAGGATCACGGCCCCTTTACTGACAAAGAGTGGAAACAACTCAAGTCAATTTTTATGGACGAATTGGGGCGGCTCCAACTCAAACCGTCTTGCCATGACGGATGGGTGTTCGTAAACTTTATAGGGGACCAAATGTACTTCAACAACACCAATTTTGTGGAGGCTGTGAGTGACCGTGGTGCCTCTGATGACCCAGTATTTGTTTCTTATGACTTTATTGACCTCTTGAAAAACACTCAGTATGGAAAACCATGCCCAAATGGAACTCGTGTCAATGATATCCAGTTCAATTCTGAACAACAATTTGCATGGTACCAAAATGAACGTTCACAATATTACTATCACAAAAAATAAAGTCTTCCATCTTTTATTTGTTTTCCAAATAGAGTTTCACAAATCCTCGGCCTAATTCTCGATGTGTTTCTTTGAATCTTCTCAATTTAGCAGTTAATTCACGATTTAACCATAAACCATTAGATCGACTGGGGTTGTTCAATAACCTTCCATTGATATACACTTTATAAAGAGCCTCCTGAGCCTTTCGTCCCCTTGGTCTGGTTCGAAAATAAATTTTAAAGTAACGGTGTTTACCATCTCTAGCCTCTTCTTGTTTTTCCTCCATATATACACGACGTAATTGATCAACTCTTTGTTCATCCCAAAGCCCATCTTGTCGTGAACGATTTGCTTTGTGCTTTCCATCCACATAGATCTCATAATCAGTAATGCGACGTCGGTGGAGCGGGATGACCTTGGTTTTCTTAGGCTTCACGACTACACCCTCATCAAATCCATACACATGCCTTCCTTGCCTCTTCAGTGCATAGAGAATGTCCCCCACTGTAATGGTCTTACGTCTTGCATATTCAGTGTACATGATGGCATCCTTCAGTACAGTTTCAATAAACTGTTTTAGGACTCCCTTTACCTCATCAAACGTGTGCCGCCCGCTACTATCACTACCGATGCGTTTGACTCCGCCCCTTTTAGCTAGTTTAGCGATCGCGGCCTTACTTGGGCCAACTGGAAGGCCACGTCTTCGATGTCGAACTACGGACATGGTGTTTATCGTTTGTTTTTAACCTATTATTTTTTTCCGGGAAAACCAGGTAATTCCGTTTGTCCGAAAATACGGTCAAACCTTTATTATAGAGTTCCTAGCTTGCGCCACTTTTCGCAAAAACAAAGATGTCAAAGCACTACCGACATGCCTCTGATTCTGTTTCGCGTGATGTGTCATCAAAGAAGGTTGCATCCGTACATCCCACGTCCGTGCCATCAACGAAGGTTGCATTGACGGAAAAAACTACATCCTTGCCACACACATGTGCTAATTCAAACGGATGATCCCAGTCCATACACTCATCAAGAATGGAACAAGTTGGCATCGCTGTGTTTGTTGGCGTTCAGCCAAATTGAAGAAATATGGGTTATGTCGTATATTTTTGAAGATAAAATATACGACTTGGATCCAGCATTCATCAATTCTTTACGTGGGCGGGTTTCATCAAACGATCCAAATGATGTTGCTGGATATTTTCTTGATCATTTCAGACACACTGGAATTGCCAAACAATGCAATGGAAAAATACCATATGATCGCATTGAATTTGATGACAATCACAAATTTGCGTTCTATGAATTGAACTCGGTTTGTACATACTATTGCAGACGTCGTCGGGGCTCCGCCAAAGAAGGTTGCGTTGACAAAAACTCTCAGTGCTTGGGAAACTTCATCCGCACATCCCACGCCCGTGCTAATTCGAACGGATGATTACAGCCCATATACGCGTCAAGAATAGAACAAGTTGGCATCGCTTTGCCTAGGTGCGCTTGGACAAATGGAGGAAACTTGGGTGATGTCATTTGAGCTTGAAACACAGATTCACGACATGGATCCGAGTTTCATGGAGTCTTTGAGTGAGCGAGGAGAATTTTCGAACAATCCAAATTTTATTGCTGGATTCTTTCTGGATCGTTTTCGACACACCGGAGTTGCCAAGCAATGTGATAGAAAAATACCGCATGATCTAATCCAATTCGAAGACAATCACAAGTTTGCATTCTATGAATTCAACTCAAGTCTCGCCTATTACTGCAAACGTCGATAATAAACTCTTTTTTATTCAATATCAAACTTGAGTTGTATGTGGCAAGCAAGGAATTCTTGCGTTAACAGTTTCATAGCATAAGGTAGCTTCACGTGCCGCACATTTTCATGGGATTGGCAATAGCGACAGTACGGTCTTCTATGGAGCACTGAACGGTGTGAAGTGCCCGGAGGGGCTTCGGGTTCACCCATGAAACCGCATTGTTTACAGATAACAGTCTCGTAACCATCCGAATGCGTAAGTAGTCGATCAAGTAAAGTCGAGGTCGCGCCATGGGAAATAAAGGAGTCCTTCTCCATTTCCCCGATACGAAGTCCACCATCGCGCGCGCGGCCTTCTAGAGGTTGTCTGGTGCGGTGTTGTACTGGACCATGCGCTCTAGCGTGTCCTTTATCCGCAACCTGATACAAAAACAAATATGAATGAAGAATACTTGAAAAATAGTTGTACCATATGTCGAAGTCTCTGATAGTAGCATACACCAATGAAGACTCTATTTTTGAGGGGTTTCCCTGTCTTTCCATCGTAGACGACCTCTTTACCAAATCCAGGCAGACCATTATTCGTTAAAATCTGTACGATTTCCTCGTCTGATTTGCCTCTAAAAGGAGTAGCATCCGCAACTTTACCTTCCAGACAAGCCGCTTTACCCAGCCACATTTCTCTAATGTGTCCAATAGTCATTCTGGAAGGAAAGCTATGGTCACTGATCATCAGTTCCACCTTTACCCCACTCGCAGTCCAAGGCATATCTTCGGGTGCGACTATGGCTCCTGTAACTCCTTTTTGCCCATGTCGGGAACTGAACTTGTCACCAATTTGAGGGGCACGATAGGATACCGTGCGGACGGCGACACTGGTCAGGTCATCTTCGATGGAATGGGTAAACACTTGTTCGACCGTGGCTGGTTCATTGTTTTTGACGCAGACGCTACGATCCCTGATCTTTCGTTCAGTTTTAAAGTCTTCACTCTGCGTCTTCATGGTGCTTGTGTATTCAATGCTCTTCTGGATGATCACATCGCCTTGGACCAACTTTTGACCCACCCGAACCAGTCCATCATCACCCACTTTAGAGTAATCACCTTGCTTTTTCCCCATGATATCCGGATCATCGCGCTTTCCAAAGCGTTCGATATCCGCACCATGATTAGCCTCTGAATCTTTGTAGGTGCGGTAAACAGCGGTCTGAAAGAGCCCATTGTCGATGGCCTGGCGCGAAATTATCGAAGAGTCCTCTTGGTTGTAGCCCGAAAATATCTGGATAGCCGTAACCACGGGTTGTCCTGCGGGCTCGTCGTTATCACCAGATAGTTGACCAATCCAGGTTTGCACCAGCGGCTTTTGAGGGTAAACCAACGAGTAGCGTTTGTTGTCCAGGCGGTAGTGAAAGTCCAAGGGCTTCACACTAACGGCTTGTTTACCCATGGCGGATTGGTAAATGTCTCGAGGTGCTTGATTCAAGTTACCAAATGGGATTACCCCAGCTGAACACCCGAATAAGGTGAAGCAAGCGTGGATTTCCATGTGATTGTACTCGTTGGGACGGCTCAGATACTGTTCGTAGGACGACGCAATCACCAGCATTTTTTCCTCCAACTTGTTGATGTATTTGATGACCCCCTCAATCATAAGGCGTTCCCAGAACAAATGTGGGTATGCTCCATAGGCCTGATACACTGGACCCAATTTAGCAAAATGTTGCATATCAAAGACTGGCCGATAACAGTCATCTTGATCACTGTTAATGGAAATCTCCCCACTCTCTGCATCGTAGAAGATGCTGCTGTTCTGTGGAGCTGAATGCCAGCGCCGGTACAGGCAGTACTTTGAAAGCAACTCCAGAGCATTGGGAGTAAATCCACAGGGTACACCATTAACGAGTACCAAGAAAAGAGCACTTGTGGACATGTTTTGTCTCACGACTTCCGACAAGCTGAAGACCTCAAAATCTTGGTGCAACAAATCGATGAGCATGTAGGTCGGGCATTCCACACGTACTTGCAAGAGAAAGCTGTGAGATCCAGTAAGCCCCACACTTTTGCCCTCTGGGGTCTCTGCGGCGCAATTAATGTTATCCATGTGTAGTTGTCGCTTCTCCGGCATTTTCCCATCCCTATTGAGGGGTGTGGAGTAACTCCGTAGACTTGCTAACCTTGAGCGAGTGTTCATAATGTTCACTGGTTGGCAGACACCAGATTGATTATTACCATTGCCCTTTTGAATTCCCCAGTTACCAGTACTCATAGCATATTTGAGGCCCGAGGTGACCCAATTTTGATTAAAAAAATCGGAAACAGGTTTACCCTTATCATTGCGAAAGATTTGCATCTGAATCATCTTGAGAGTGCGTCGGATTAATTGGCGAGTCAAACGGGAGAGTAAGGTGCCAGCCACGGCTTGGCGTTTATTGCAGTATGAGTTGATGTCATCTGGGACTTGTTCTCCGAGGTAGACCCGCAGGAGTTTGCGAATGCAGTAGCCCAAATAGAAGGCTTTGTACAGCTGAGATTGACAATGAGGCAAGAATTCGTTCGCAAAGATGTTCATGGCGTACTTTTGGCGCTTAAGTTTGTTTTTTTCAGAGGAACCCCTGGAACCGACCCAATCATACAGGTCATCCATGGACATGTTGGTGGTTTCGGTATTGTCGGTGCATAAAATGCTCCTGAGTGCATATGACAATTCCGAGGATGCGTTCGCTCCAATGATATAGTTGTACATCTCTTGAACTGAACGAACGTTTAGCAAGCGAAAAACCACGACCATGGGAATGTCAAATTTGATGAAAGGAACGGTGATGGTGACATTGGGGATGGCATGGCTATAATTCTTTTTACCCGATACCCGAATGTACAAGGTGGACGTGGAGCGAATTTTATCAGGGTGATCCGAGCGCACAGAACATTTGAAGCCGTTTTTGGAACCCCGGTCGCGCGAAATATACGGGAAGTTGCACTTTAAAGTCTCTTGGGCAATTAGAGCCTTTTCGTACCCGTTGATGATGAAGGAGCCGCGGTTTTTGAGTGTACACATGTTACCCGAGTCTTGGCAAACACTTGAACCCCACATGGCAGGGGCCTTAATGAATAGGACGTTCTGGTACACCCTGTAATCTACCAATTCATAGCGCTTGGGTACATCCGGGTTAATTTTGAACGTTTCATGGTGAACATCGATAAGCACATCAAACCAGTAGGTTTGGCGCCTCTGAAAGGCTTCTCGTGGGGTCAAGCGCTTCAGAAAACCAGTGGCTTCTTCCATAACGGGTCTCCCTATCCATGGGTTCTTCAAGTGAACCAATTGCAGCCGTTTTTTGTCAGTCGATACTACTTTAAGAGGACTGTTTTCCTTGATAATTGATGGGAGTTGAACGTGCACATAATGTTCAAAGGACTCTATTTGCCCGGGAAATAATGTCTTCGTTGTAATGAAGGATTTCACCGTATTCTTGATCAGTTGTTCGAATACCTCCTCCGTAAAGAGGGGTGCGCTGGTAGAGGACGACATTATAAGAAAGTGGAACGTTCTTCTCAGCTAACGGCAGAATCACAACAAGTAGAAAGATTATGATTAGCACTCCGAGAGCGCCTAATGTATAAAGATTGGCGGATTTTTTAGACATGTACATGTTAAAAACAGAGAATGATATCCACTGAGATTTTTATTTTAATACAGTTATTACTTGCGGTCTTCACAGCGACATTTGTGATGTTGGCGATATGTGAGAAGGGTTCCACGGGAGGTTCCACGGGAGGTTCCACAGGAGGTTTTACGGGGGGTTCCACAGACACGGAAGCTTCCACGGAGGTCGAGCTTGTCGGAACTAACATATCTGCTTCTGATCTTTGGGATATTGTTGTCAGTGATCCTGATGCGGTGTACCTTGCTGTTAACAACGAGGTTAGTCCAGAGTTGGCTGAAGTATGGAATAATGCGGAAATAGAGGGTGGTAAGTATATTATCAGTGCTGCAAGCATGAACATGCAAGATCCAAGTATCTTCAAAATTGCTCTTGTAGATCAAGATGCCGTTATAGTTCTTTTGGAAGAAGATGACTGGACTTCTGACATTATTGAAGCGTTTGCCTAACTGCGTTGTTCAATCTGGCGCTTTCTCATCACGAAGCTACCATCGGGGAGTACCATAGCTACCGTTCGAGCTTCTTCTTGAGTGGCGGTTCTCAGAAAGGACCTCGGTATACCAGCCGCACTCGCTCGCTTTGCAAGTGGGACAAAGGTTTCTTGTGGGGTTTCACATTCATGGGTCATGTGGTCTTGTTTAGCACCACAATGGAGACATTCATACCAATCCGGAAGTTTACCACCATAGGTGGATGCGTGAAATTTGGCGGAACGATGAATCCGTCGCCGCCGTTGCGAAAGTTCTTCAACCCGCAAAAAGGTAAATAACTTGACGTCCTCCTCATTCTCTGGGTTTTTGTTACGCATTACCCAGTATCTGGCTCGTTCTTGTAATTTTTCCCTCTCTTCTTTCTCGCGAATATGCGGTGGTACATAAGGCCTCAAGTAAAATGGGAGAGGCCGACGTACCAAGATTAGCGGGGTTTCCGGGGTTACTGTTGATGATTCCGTTAACTCTTGGTCCGTTCGGGCATCAATACCCACCAAGTAAGCACCACCAGATGATAAGTAACGGTTTTCCAGTTCGTAGCGAATATCCGGCCAATCCGTGTGTTCGGTTTCCCACCGTCGAGTCTTCGTTTCATGCTTGAACCGAAAGGGTATTGTTGGCATGTTTGTAAATGGAAACTCCACCAAGTAGGGCAAAAGAAGAGGTGATTGTACAGATGCACAAGGAACGCAGTTCCTGGTCAGATTCTGCGCGTGACAAAATTAGAGCGGCTGAGCCTTGGAGTGACAGTATTGAAGCACTCCTCAAAGAGACTCAAGCAGATCTGGGCACACGGGCCAAGAGACATGATGAAGCAGGGTATTACTACAAAACGATGGATACTCGTTACGGCTATGTGGGTACTATATTCGCGGCAATTATGGGATACGTGTCAGTGTTGTTAGATCCATGTGATGATGATATAACGGTTAAGGTCATCAATGTGTGTTCTTATAGTGCTATTGCATTCTTCACTGGGACCGCTCAATATTTCAAGTATAGTACAAAAAGCCAGCAGCATTTCGATATTAGTTCCCGTTTTTCTGACATCATTACTGACATTAAGACAGAGTTAGCAAAACGACCGCGATTCCGCACACCCGCTGACACTTTTCTGGAGCGGGTACAAATTCGCGTGGATAATTTGACATCTTGTGCGCCTGTGGTTCCCAAGCACATAATGCAAGCCCTAGAATAAAACACATGTACAGCATATGGAATCGATGGAACCAGTGGGTCTCAAAGGACCCCAAAACCGGTAAAAAAGTCGTTTGTATTTTTAATGTCGACGGACTTCAGTGCGAACCATGTACTGGCCCACAATGGCCTTTACCTTGGGGCCCACGTGTGAATGGGTACCGGTGTCATGAGTGTAGAGATGAATACCCTATTATTATCCCCGACAATTTGAGTCATGGTGGACTTACCCACAGGCCAATAGATTTCACCAGGTCTAGTTTGAGATCCCGGATGGCTTCGGTAAAACATTAAATTATCCAATGAACCAAGCTCTTGTTCATCTGCCAATGAGTCTGGCTTCACCATAAGTCTCAATGGACCTTGTTCCGGCGCTGTTTGCGCTAAGACTAATGTTTCGGTGGTGTCTTTCCACTTAAGACGCAATTGTGCCAAGGTATCTCCATATATGCACCCGTATATGGTTTTTGAAGGGTACCCGTAAGTCCACATCATGGCCGCATATCCTAACATTGGCATTGGGCGCCCGAAACTGCGAACAAATTCTTGAATAAGCCGTGCTTTGGGAGGGAGGTATGGGTGTTGTCTTCGCCATTCATATGCGGCCTTCACTTCTGGAGATAATTCAGAATTCCATCTTGATTCTAAATAAACATTCACTTTTTCCACAAATTTCATTTCTTCTTGAAGATTATCCAACTTAATGTGGCTCTTTAGGACCTCCCGAAGCACAAATTCTTTATAGTATTGTTTAGTAATATCTGTGAATGTAGTGGGTGGCTTACGCGCTGTAAAAAACTTTACAAGTTCACTTTGATAAAGGCTGAGCTCGGCCCAAGGCGCTTTAAGAGGTATCAAGCACAAAAACATAAACTGCTGAAATTGCTCAAAATAATGGCTTAACATGCGTTGGATGCCGGCAACTGCTTTTGGTAGGCGCTTACGGGTCTTGCGAGTCTGGCGAGTCTGGCGAGTCTTGCGGGTCTTGCGGGTCTTGCGGGTCTTGCGGGTCTTGCGGGTCTTGCGAGTCTGGCGAGTCTTGCGAGTCGCTTTGGTTTTGTGTTTAGGGGGCTCTTTAGCTTGTGGGGGTTGCTGGCGGGTGTCGTCAACATCTAAGAATGGCCCGCGATCAAAGGATGACAAGAACTCCCGGGTGTTTGGCCCGTGATCAAAGGATGACAAGAACTCCCGGGTGTCTGGCCCGCGATCAAAGGATGGCAATAACTCCTGGGTGTCTGGCCCGCGATCGAAAGATGATACGAACTGCCGGGGGGCATCAGAGTCTACGTATGGACCAGGTTCACCTAAATCCAGGGATGGAAGAGTTACATTGAAATCAGAGGGATTTTTGCTGGATATACCAAGATCCAACGGATCATTGTTTTCCTGTCCAAGCATTTAGTTTTTTGTTTTGTTTTTAGTGTCCAGAAAACCACTTGGCAAACAATGATGACGAAGAAGACTGTGTGTTGCACAATGCGCTGACTTGGGCTTTTCGCCGTTCTTTCAACTTTTGCAATTCATCCAATTCCTGAGATTCGAGCTGTTGCTTTGTTTCTTCAAACGTCCATTGAAGCTTTTCGCATTGTAGCTCCATAGCTTGTCGTTGAAGATTGATGAGATGTTTGTATTTAGAACGTATTTGGTCATCTTCATTATCCCAAAGTTTAGTTAGTTGAGTAATTAAACTTCTAGGTTCTTGTGAGTATGGAGGTGGGGGTTTAGACATGTTTTTTGTTGTTTGTATAGTTAAAAAGCAATGTCAGAATTTTTGAAAAAGGTTAAGAAGATGCGAGAAGAGACTCTACCCGATTTAGCAAAAACGGTTGAACGCATAAAGGAAGGCCTTACAGACCGCTCCGAGGTTAAGATTGATGACAGTGAGATTGTAGGGCCAATCCAAGAGGGTACCCAGTTGGTTAAACGTTATGAAGCAACCATGAAAGAAGCACACCAAGTACTAAATAAATGGAATGCTATGTTGGAACGGTCAGTCCATGCTGAAAGAGGAAATCAGCAAGATCTTTTCAGGCGTGTGCAGGACGAAGCCAAAATTTTTTGGCGCAACTTAAAGAATGATGTAACTACGTACTTGGAAGAAGAAAAGGAAATTGGGCTCCGAGTCATTTTAGCCAAAGGGAAGGATGAAATGAAAAGTCTTCAATCCTACAATCGAACTGTGAATCATAATATCGTCAGGATTGACCGAGCTTATGCAGCCAACTGGTCTCAGGTCAAGAAATTAATCGACCGTGGGGCATGCGATCAGACAAGACCTGGATGTACAGATGATGTTCATAGTGAGGAAAATACTGCTTTATTGGGTCTTAAAGCAGACTGGAAAGAAATGAAATTGAACTTAATGGAAGTAAGGTCGAATCTCGAAGATGTTCAGGCGCAGGTCAACAGTGGTGCTGACGAAAAAAATTGGAAAGAGTTGGAAGATCAAATCACACAAATTTTAAATCGCATGGATTCCCTGGATGCTGATGCCGCAGAGACGTTGACAAAGATAAAAAGCGATTATACGAACTTAGAAGGTTTCACAAAAAAAGAGGGTGAATGTGGGTATAAAATTACTGACCCTCCGTGTGTCATCATCTACGATCGTATTCCACCAAGTGTTAACTTGGAAGAATTACGTACCTGCAAAGCCATTCAAGATTTTGTAGCGCGCGAGTTTTCAGCCTTTGAATGGCGTTACAATGATATAGACGAAAAGGCTGGGGGTAAGTGTGATGTCTTTGAACCAACGCCTTCTCAATTACTTGGTTACCATTATATGCACCCTTATAACCCACACATGAATGGCATGATGCTTTGTCATTCGGCAGGGTCTGGGAAAACCGCGGCTGGAATGTTAATTTACTCCGTATTTGCTCGGGCTGGGTATCGTGGAATTATCGTGGGTACGAAGAGTCTTAAACAAGATAACCCTTATATTTTTGAAGCCGCTTTTCAGCAAAACATGGACTTCAATGTTCAACAGTACATATATTCTATGGGAGTATCTAGCATGCTGGAAGCCTATAACATCGAGAACCCTGGTCAACCTATTTCATCTAACCTACTCAAGAATGAGACTAAAAAAGGCATCAATGCCCGAAAAGCGTTGATGGACTGGGGTTCCAAAAAATACAACAATAACATGGGTATCAAATTTAGACAAACAAGCTCGGTTATGAGCTATGCTCAACAAGCTAATCTTGCCAAGGCGGGTCTAGGATACCTATGGGATCGTCTGACTCAAGCACAACAAAACCGAATCAACTACGGCAACAAAACTATTCGAGAATGGTTGTGGGGCGAAGAAAGGGATTTCGATCCGGAGGATCCATTTGAAAATATCATGTTTCTTGTGGATGAGTCTCATAAACTTATTGACATGCGAACTTCAGCACAGGAAAGAGGAAACCTTATGGCTATGACTTTGGGTTGTTGGAATTCCTACCGTTACGCTAAACTTCATCCTGGTCACAAGGCCGTTAAAGTTCTTTTAATGACGGCTACACCTCAAAAGTACCACCCAATCGATCTAATTAATCAGTTGAACCTTCTCACGACTCCAGAAGAAGATGCTATATTACTTTTATCTGAAAGAGAATATGAAGAGTACGCATTGTTGGATAGTAAGGAGTTTTCGGCCAAACTGATGACTGAAATAGTGCCCAAAATGATTCGAAATTTTAATCGTTTATTTGCTTGGAATTCCACCACTGGACGGTTTACTAACCAAGAAATACTTGAGCGATTACTCAGAGGCCGTGTTTCATATCTCAATATGATGGGTGATATCAATCATATCGCAACCCCAAGGATCGTTTACATGGACGTGGTGCTAACCCAAGCTCAAGAGGATTCTATCAAAAAATGCTTTACAACAAATGCAAGATTGGAATATAATCCTCGAACCGGTGACTGGAAACAACAACCCCGAACACCTACCAAACAAAAGACCCGCAGCACCAGAAGCATTGATGATGAAATTGATGCTATGTTTGAGGACGATGACGACTCCTTATTTGAGAAGGTTTCGAAAGAAGGAGATTTGTCTTTGGCAGATTACGAAAGATTGCAAAAATGTGTCAGTGAAAGCTTGGTATGGCCAAATAACAACCGAGATGCCAAGAATGTCATGAAGACCTCGAACCCAAGGCGACTCAATCGCGAGGTAAGAAAGTACAGCGCGTTGTTGGGGCAACTCTTTACAAATCTTGAAAAATTAAGACGAAACTCCATTCCTCGATTTCGCTCAGAGGGAATGCCAGCTGCTATACACCAAATCAAACAGGCTGTGTTTGTGGCTAGCAAGGGATCCAATGAGGTTTATACTGCCGCGGAGCTGTTTGTCAAAACTCACAATTACACCATCATTAACAAGGACAAAAGTGCGAATCCTAGGTTGGCAGAAGGTAAACCTTACAAAAACGTGATTGTGCTTCACAAACGTTTGGATCAAACTGGTCAAAAACGATTGTTGGAATTATTTAATAGTCCTGCAAATATAGGAGGCAGGTTGGCGACCATCATCTTTTACAATTCGGACTTTCAAGAAGGGATAACATTAAAGGGTGTTGGGGCAGTACATGTTTGTGGTTTAGTGCATAGCAGGGCGGATCTGTTACAAGGAGTGGCTCGGGGTATTCGTAACTGTTCTCATGTGGGATTCCCATATCCTTGGTACGTCAACGTGTACATCTACTACTCCTACCTTTCTACTGAAGGTTCAATGCGCAAGGCTCAGCTAACTCCCCAAGACGTCTTGTCAAGCTTGAGTGGTGTAAGTGAACCATTGCAAATACAAGCAATGTCGGAATTAATGCAACGTTGTGCATTCGATCGTTTATTGAATCAAGCTGTGAATGACCGCAGCAGAGACACTGAGTCTAAATTTCAGCTCAGGAGTTCTCGGGATGTGACTCTGGCTCCTTGACGAGATCGGGAGCTGGCAAATCTCGATAAATTTGACTTTCATCATAAAACTTCTCAAACTCTGCCAATTTTTGTTTAGTATGTCTCTGAGTGTTGATAATGTCTTGAATTTTTTCGTTAGCAATCTTGATTTCCCCGATATCGTCTTCGGTAATGCGAGTCGGAAACAACCAACTGTACATGGCGACCACACGCAGATCACAATGTTGATAGGTCTTTGAAGCCGTGTACATCGCGTAGTCTGCACAGGATTTTACATCCTCAGCCGCATACAGAAAGGCCACCAAGGGCTCCTCCAGTTGCTCGCCCCGTAGAGTAGCCTCCCGTATATCATCCAGCACAAAGATTACTGCAAAAGTTTGTCCAATGATTAGCTTGTCGTGCGTGGGTCTCCAGCCTTTAGCCTGTCCCTGAACTTTAGCCAATCTCTGTTGGCACTCTGGGTTTTTGGCGCGCGCCTGGCGACCTTCGGTGATACGAGTGGCCAAAGAACTTCCCGCTTGACCGGTCTTCTGATCATCGACATTTTTCTTGTGATCTTCCGCCCTTTGCTTAATGTTAGCTTCATGGAGAGCACAAACTTCATCCGTTAATTTAATATTTGCTTCTTGGTTTGCTTGGTCTTCGTGACGTACTCGTAGGGGCCACACACAATGTGACGGACTCATGTACATTGCAAACTTGGAATCACCATGAGCTTCGGCCGCAAATTTGCGAGCCTCTTCGGGGGTTTTAAAGGCACCCAGTAAGCAAAAACCAGGATCTTGATGACGTGGACATTGCTCAGGACCACACACATGGTACAGGATGAAGGCCTGATCTGCGGAAATCAAAGGTAATGGGTTAAACCCGGGGGGTGGCACAAACTCAGAATTATTATCATACACTAAACGGCGCACTTTTTCATCATGCACTTGTTGTAAACTCTTCGAGTCTGAACCGAGACGCTGAGCTTTAATTTGCTTCGACATTTCTTTGTAAGTTAACGCGGGGAGTTTCTACATACCATAAGATCCAAACGAACCTCTAGAAATATACGAACACTCGGCATTCTTGAAGCGCTGCTCAGTATCACAGGCACTTCTCAACCGAGTAGAAATATTGCCTCCTACCGCGGACATTCCATGATAGCCACTTGACCATCGATTACCAATTTGGAGAGCGTATGGACTCACGTTTTGTTCATTGACCGACGCGTAGTTGACTAGCGAGTTTCGGGTATGCACAGACTGCATAGCCGCACCTTTGTTAAGAGCTGCACCACACGGGTTAACCCATGTGACAGGGTCTTTCTGAGTATCTGGCATGTCATTCAGGCGGGTTGGTGCGCACCCGCTTGAAATATAACTGCGTTGAACCAAAGTTGGATCTTGGATACCGCCCCGACCTCCAATGGTTCGGCGAAGGGCTCCATATTCACCACATGATACCCCAGGACCCGGGCCAGAACCTACACAAGCCGTACCGGGCCGCAAAACGGCTTGAACTGCCATTCGGTATGCCGACTGAGCCGGGGTTTCACTTAAACATGATTTAGATTTACAAGACATCTTTATGTTGTACGGTTTTAGTTTTAGGGCTCAGAAAAAAAATCATTTCGTGGTTCATTTGTCAAGCCCGTGAAAAGGTTCGAATTAAACAAAAGATAACTCATGGAATGCATCGTTTGCTTTGAACCTATAACCAAACCCAAATTATTAACTTTGCGATGTTCTCACTACTTTCATGAGGCCTGTCTGTTACAATGGAATAAAGATTCGGGACGATGTCCGATGTGTCGCACTCCCATCAATTTACGCTGTCGAGCTTACTTATCTCGCAAACGCCGGAACTGTTCTAACAAGTACGAAAGTGGAAGCAATGGATATTGTAGCATGCACGCGGAAAAGTTTATTGAACAGACAGGAAGCGGCAAGGAATCAAGTCTCGCTCTAAAAAACCTTGATACCACACGTAGCGAAAATGACGGTCTCTGAAACGCGGATCTTCGCGAGGTAGACGGACTTTGGCGCCCACTTTGCGAACTATGTATTGAGTCTCAGGGCGCAAACCGCGATTCGCCTTCGTCCTCTTGACCCATCTAGCTTTTTCATCTCCTTCGTAACGTACCAGCCATTCTCGTCGTCGCTTGCGGGTATTCAGGACCATCTCCACGTTGCAAGACATTATAATAAAGGTTTATGGAAAATGTCCGCTATTGTCTTGTCTATATTATCGGTTGGATAGTGCTGAGCTAGTATTTCCAGTCGGTTAATCCAAGTCCCTGATGTTCGCCCGCTTTCAGAAAAAAGCGAGTCGTAAAAATTGGAAAGACGCATAGGATCAACCCTTTCTTTAAAGAGGGCTTTAGCCTGTCTCCGATGAGTGTGAACAATCGGATATGCTTCGCGTTCACATGATAAAGCATTCCGTAAGGACCAGGCTAAATAACCTTCTAAATCCTGAATACCTCGGAAATTAACCCAATGTTCACAATATTCTGGAAAACGAGAGGCTTGCCCAATGTGAATGTAATCATCAACAAATCGTATTTCCATTGTAGATCGACGCCCCCTCAGTGCTTTTCTAAAATGAGTTCGACCAGAACCCCGAACCCCACACAGTTTCACGATGCGGCTCATTTGTAATTTGGAAACCCAAAGTTTTTCACATGTTACCAAATTAAACGCGCATAACCAAACATGTTCCCAGAGGAATTACAAGTTATGCAATGGCGCGCAAAGGGTAACACTTGCATACTTACTCTACACGATTCTAAAGAACAATATCAAGGTACATTCGCATCACATGAGTGGTTTAAGAATTACCTTAAACTTGGAACCCCACCGGGCTCACCAGACCTGTTTGGCATCTATAATGCTCAGGACCAACAATTCTACATGTTTGTGCCATCTTTGATCAAGGGAGTACATATCATTAGCGGGAAAACCGGGGGGTCACACTAACAGTTTCACGTGTGTTTTGTTTTCAACTTTCTTCCCTTTTGTCACAAACACATATAAAGAACATGTCATATGGAGGGCGTGGTCGTTATCCAACAGCTCCTCGTTATTATCAACAACCACATAATCGTTATAACCCCCTTATACAGGAATTGCATCAGCTTCGCAAGGCTGTAAAAGAAATATCAGCATGTCTTCAAAAGTGGGAGGGCGCCAAAGTCCAATTCGCACCAGTAGCCTCAGAGCCCCCAAAGGCTGCGGAAGTTCCAAAGGCTGCGGAAGTTCCTGAGATTGCGGACGCCCCAAAGGTTGCGGAAGCCCCGGAGGTTGCGGAAGCCCCAAAGGTTGCGGAAGCCCCTGAGAAACCGGATGTCTCTGACGTCCCCGAAAAAGATGAATGGATGCTAGGTTAAGCTATGTACATTGGTAACATAATGGTATAAAGCTTTGTCTGCACCTAATCCATTGAACTTCAGATTCACCCAATAAATCATGACACGATGTACAGTTAACGACATGTAAATCACAAGCATCATTAGCAGTGTAAAAAAAGTGTTTATTGCTCGTGACATTTTGGCCATCAAGGGAAGGAATCTCAGGGTTGGGTTGATCATTGGATTTTGAGGTTAAGAGGCTGGCCAAACAGGCGTGGGTATACTCTAACCTCTTGGCAGGGGTATCAAGCTGAGACATTTTTTTCCACGTATGCTTGGACTTTTTCTTGACCATTTTTTTTCACCTTTGGTCCCCAAAATATTCAATGGTCTTAAATAAAACAAGTGAACATGTCTGGTTCTTACAATATTCAAGAATTCGACCCATCCAAAGCCAAACCATACGCCACCTGGCTAATTATTGGACCCCGGGGATCTGGTAAATCCCATTTGACTGAAAATATTATGTTTCACCAGCGCCACAATGTGGATTTTGCATTTGCTTCCAGTCCAACAATTGAAAGTTTGAAGATGTTTGAAAGACATATTCCGCCATCGCTTGTGGATCCTGAATTGGATATAGATAAGATTTCAGGCATGATCGCCGCGGCCAACGGTAATGTAAAAAGAGGCAAAACCATGCGCCTCCTGCAAGCTTGTGATGATCAAGGATTTGATAGTAAAATTTTCAAGACAAAATCAATGAACTTTATTTACATGAATGGACGTCACTTACTGTTGACCCATATAAGTTGTATACAATATGTGATGTCCCTGAGCCCGGCGTGTCGCAGTAATGTCGATTACGTGCTTGCTCTGGCCGATAGTAAACCAGATTCCCGCAAAAAACTATACCAACAATTTTTTGGGGCCTTCCCAAATTTTCAGGATTTTTGTAGAGTCTTTGCTTCCGTCACTGAAAATTACGGGGCTCTAGTGGTGAATAATCGTTCTCAGAGCAACTCCGTATCAGGTAGTATCCACTGGTACCGGGCACCTAAGGTAACCCCACCATTTCGCCTGGGCCGTAAAAGATTCTGGTTCCTCAGCAAAATATACCGGGAACGGTTAGCGCGCAAAAGAGCCACTCAACGAGGCAAAACCAAAGTGGTGGACTAAGAGATTAGGAGGCCATCACGTTATCTAAATAGGATGGTGATGCAATGGGGGTTACCACTGGTGGTATTACAGAAGGATAAAGGTGAATAAAAGCCGATGCAGCAACAGTAAGTACGTAAACAGGTAAGAACGCCGCATCTGCAGGATTTTCATCCAAATCTTCCCAACCCCATGCACTTTGAAGTAGTAAGTAAACGGCTAAGCAAATTGCCAAAATCACCAACATGCGGGTATTCATTGCTTTTTGAGAAAACCAGTCAACACCAATGTGCGCCACACACACCACAAGAATACCCAATCCCGCCAAAGAAGGCAACATCCATGTGACCTGGCGCTGCTCAGGTTGGTCGAGAATGTAAACGAGCGCGAGCCCGTAGATAAGTACCGAAAGAACGAGGAATTTCCAAAATCGTAAACCTTCCATTTTTGTGCCTTTATTGTTAGACCCGCACTTTTTTTTTCAATTAGCAATGCAAACTTGCCCCCCACTTCGAATTACATGCGGTCTACTATGCGACATTGCCCAAAGTGATCCAGATTGTAAAGGCGTTTGCTTTGGTGATCATAAACATGATGATGGTTGGGTTAATGCTCAAGGTGTACCTCGTAACCACATCATCAACTTGCGCGACCTTTTGCTTGGCCGGGGTTTCAATGGCACGGTGGCGGACATGTGGACCACAGTACAATACCTGAACATGGATGGTGAACTAAAGTACAAGGTGAAAATGGAGATTTTAAGGCACTGGCATCCTTCGCGAATTATGAGTGATTTGAAAACTTTATGGGAAGTATTTCAGGTATGGGAAACCAAATCCATTTCAGCGCTGCGATCTTTGGACGCCTGTAACCCGCGCATTCTGTTAGATCTTCACCTGCACCGGCCGAATCCCAAGTCAGTTCTCGTTTTTTGCAAACGCCTTTTTGGTGTACTCTACAGCTCCACACAACTTACGATTCCAGCGGCTTGGTTCTATACCCACTTGGATCGCAAGGCTGTTCGTGCAGTCATGCCTCGATTGGAACTTCCTGGTAATGCCGTTATCGCAGGAGGAGCTCTAGTTCATCTCTTGGACGCCAAAATCCCGCGATATCCAACGTCTGATGTGGATATATTTTATTTCGGTGAATTCCAGGATCCGTCTAGCGTTGTGGAACAACTCTTGAAGCAAGGGTACGTATTGGGTTACTATGGTTCTTCTGTACTCCAAGCTTACCACCCAAATCCCCTCATTCAACATCGAAAGATTCAGATCATCTCGTCTGATGCTTCTAGCGCTGCGGGTGTTGTTGCTACTTTTGATTATGGTCACAATATGGTGTGGTTTGATGGTGAAAGGCTGTGCATGAATCTATTGGCCCTCCAGGCGTGGTCGGAACACACCCTACTGCCAAGCATTGCTGAAAGGTTGGTGCCTCGCAGGCGCAAAATCAAGGCCATGCTCAAAGGTTTTGGCGAAGTTAAGGATGTTACGGATTGGGAGCTACAAGCTGCCAAATACACCACCATCCCCGAGTCAGCACAAACCGATGATGAAGTTCGCCATTGGATGCGGTACATCTACCGCATGAGGGAGTTTGTAACCGACGTTAAGACACTGAGGCCCCTTGAACCACTTAAAGGTCATATGTTGGATTATTCGCGCCAAGATGATCTCAGGGTTGTGTCCAAACGCAAAAGCAGCCCCAACCTTGGCTTCATGGTCATGGTCACTGGGAAATTACTGACGTTACCTCGTCTTCAAGTGGGACCATGTGGAAATATTGATAGTGAAAACCGCATCAAGCTAATTTTGGACCCCAATGATTATCCTGCAGTCTTGTGCGATATTGCGGACAAGGCGAGATCATTGGTACGAGGCTTGGGTCGTCGGGAGTTTAAGCCGCTCAGTGCAAATGATGCAGCCGGACAGTGGCCATACGCGCACAGGGCTCATCGAATATCTGGTACCAACATTATATACCACGATGTTCGTCTTGTTGTGGGGAATCTAACCGTATTCTATGACACTGATGGTACCGAAATTCCCCCACCAGATCATCTTTACCGTCGTTGGGTGGAATCGGTCGTTCGACCCCGTTGCATACATGCACGCGCTATCACCTTTGACGCTGTTAGTATTAGGCTTGTCTGAAGTAATCATCTTATAATAAAAACTGTTTATATTATGCAAGTACCGCCAATACCACAATTGCTACCCGAGATTGTGGGGATTGTGAACGAATATTACGTGTCTTATGGTGATATTATAGATCGTGAGAATCACAGACATTTTTGTCAATCCGCGCTCCGATTACTCCAAATGAATTATGTGTGTAATCCACACTGTTTAGTCCTTATTATCCTGTATTTTCAAAGGGTGTGTGAGCGATATAAGCACTTGGTAGGTAATTCGGCCGATGTAAGAGCATTGGCAGTTACGTGCGCAGTGCATGTTATGCTTACAGAGGCTGGTACATCATGCACTTTATTTAATTTTGCTAGCGATGTTGGTTTTCGAGTAACGTACATTGCCTATAGACATTATATCGATCAAATAGAGCAGAGAGTACTCAAGGAGTATTCTTTTCTTCGGCCAATTGTAAGTTTGTACGAAACAGCACCAAGAATGACATGGCGTAAGAATTGTTTGGATAGTTTGGCTAATCTGTTGGCAGACAGTCATGAGCGGGTCCCCGAAGCTGTGTTATGGTGGTTGGGTCTTGGAGACTGTCGCTTAGATACTGAGTCAATTATTAAACATCCTCAATTAATGCGTGCTGTATGGAATTTAAATTTTCGCATCAGCCGCTTTAAAGGAATTGGCGAACGCCTTCACTGGTGCATGCAAAATATACCATCCGAAAGGCCTACCAGAATGCGGAAGCGTGTTTGGGAAAACCTTCGGAAAATAGCAAATCTGTGTTCGTCTTGACCAAACAGAAAAACGTTGCATCCTTAAACAAAGAGCAAATGTCCGAAACCAAAGGACCCACCGGACCCACCGAACCCCCTATACCTTTAAGAAGACCCAGTCGTTCTCGATCCGCACTACCTCCGCCCAGAGAGCGTAGACCGCGCCGGAAAGCCGCAAATATTGGCAGAAACCGTTGGAAATATTCTAAATAAAAAACACAAAACATGCCGTTTGGACTCTCTTCCTCTTCTTCTTCTTCTTCCCATAACTTCTTGGAGCATGTACAGAAACAACGCAACCTTAATTTGCAGCAAAACCAGCGTCAAATGGATTTGGTTGGGAGCGTAGCCAAATTAACGAGCCGTATCGAGTCTGCCGTAAAACCGAGCGAGCGATTGGCGTTGAAGAAGGAACGACTGAAACTCCAACGGGAGCTCCAAAATATGCACGGGCCCACTCTTGAGGAGTTTGATCGTAAATTATTGCCGTTTTTGCAATTGTGCTACAAAGAATCAGGTTCTACTGAAAAGTTGCAAACGATGTTTGATGCGGAGTTTCAGCAGTCAGAAGACACCAACATTTCCTACGTGCCTGCAGAAGTTGAAGTCTGCGTTCGCTGCAAAGTTAACTACATTCAAATACCATCTGAAGCCAAATTGGTATGTTCTGGATGCGGGTTTACCAAACCATACATGGATACCAGCGTTCTCACAATGGCTTACGGGGATGAAATTGAATATTCGTCATTCTCCTATCGTCGCATTGGACATTTCAAAGAGCTGTTGAACTACCTGCAAGCCAAAGAGACCACCCCTGTTCCTCAGAAAGTTCTGCAAAAAGTAATGCAACGCATGGTATCCATGGGCGTTACTAAAGTAGAACAAATAACATTTGGGGTCGTCCGTAGGGCGCTGCGATCACTCGGGTTACGCAAATATTACGATCATACCATGCAAATTTATTGTTTAGTGACGGGAAGAGAACCGCTGAGGTTGGAACCACAACTGGAGGAAAAGTTTTTGCTGATGTTTAAGGCCATTCAACAACCCTGGGAAAAGCACAAGGTGCACTGCCGTGAAGAACGCAAGAATTTCCTCAGCTACCCCTACTGTTTTTACAAAATTTCTCAATTACTTGGCCGTGAGGACCTCCTGGAATACTTCACGTTACTCAAGTGTCCCAAAAAGCGTAAAGACCAAGAACATGTGTTTTATTTGATTTGTCAAGACTTGGGTTGGCCTTTCATCCCCATCTGACGACGCGTGGATGTCCAACGAAATTGTACATAAACATCATCCCCATCCTTTGCCATTGTGAGTTTGTACATTAACCTCCCGTAGAGATGTATAGCTTCAGCATAGATTCTACGAACTCGTCTAGGTCTATTTTCTAAAGGTACTGAGCAAAGTTCACCTAATATCTCTCGAATTCTCGAGACGGAGAGAAAGGCGTCGTGATACTGACCGTGATCATATCCTCTGTATTGTAAAGGGATGGTGCCCTTGTTGTCAATAAATCCATCAAATTTTCGGACTTGGTAATCTACGTAATGAGGCATCGATTTTTTTTGTGTGTCTATAATTTAAAAAAACAACATTCAAAAATGAAACATCTTACTGATCGCGAAAAGGTTCTTAAAGGTTTGCTTAAGCCTAAGTCCGAACTGACAAATGCTCAGGTGCGACGACGGGTTAAGGAAGGTAGATTCAAGTCCACTCGAGGTGGTCTGAAGTCTAGTCAATTGAAGGAGAATAAGCGGGGGGCTGTTGTCAGTGCTCGGGCTTCTGCCAAGGCCAAGTCTCGCTACTCTGGTAGTGCTGCTCAAGCATGGGCTATGGCCACCAAGGAGTACATGCGCAAGTCTGGTGCCAAGAAGTTCCCCAAGAAGGGTTCTGCGGGTCATGCAGCTATCCGCAAAATCTACTTGGCTCGCTTGGGTGGAAAGTCTCCTCGCAGAAGCCACAGCCGCAGCAAGTCCCCCAAGCGCAGGCGAAGTTAGGGAGTTGAAATATCCCAGAAACCAGGTGGGGTAAGAGGTATTTCAAGGGAGCGGGGAACACGGTCTTCAACCTTTACTTTGCGGTAATCACGGTAGTCCACAGAACCCCCTTTGTAGTCCTCCGTCACCAGGCGTTTTACGCGCTTGGTCGCGGTCTCACTGAGGCCCCTGTCTTTGCACCACTTGTCGGCACCCTTTTCCCGCACTTCTTGTCGCGTCGGCTCTTGGTGTTTGCGCTTTTTCAGGGGCTTTAGCCGCTTAGTCCACGAAGTCATCTGTCACAATAAGAAGTGTGTAGACGTATGTAGAATAGATAGTGCGGGAGTATTTTGCAGACAGGGCATGTAGGTAAAGGTTTGCATGTGTGTAATGTTCGTGTGGTTTAAGGGTTTGTAATTGTTTTTGCAACTCGACTAAGTCTCGAACTAAATTTGATTGTTCAATGTACACTAAAGGTTGTTGCATGACCGGATCTGTACGTTTATATGTGAAAATCTCGCGAATAGCCGCGTCAATAAATTCCAAGCATGTAAATTGTTTGCCTTCTGTTTCCACCTTTTCCATTTGCTTTTTTTATAGATGGGCAAGACTTATACATTCCATTTGCAGTTCCAGATGGACACTTACGTTGCCTTGGCGCTGCTGAGAATTCTCAAATGGGCTCAAGAAAGGCATGTTCCCGCCGAGCTTACGCCAATCTTGATGAACACTG